CCTTGGTCGCCACCACGGGGATCTTCCGGTCGCCGCTGGAGGTCTGGATCACCTTGGCAAGCTGGCGGAATACATTTTCTTCCTCCAACGCCTCCACCAGGGTGCGCTCATACTCATCCGGCACCAGATACCCGCCCTCGGAATCCGTGCCGATCTGCAGCGCGTTTACCACAGAAGGCATCGGTGCTTTGGAGCGCATCATATTCCAGAAATTCTGGCGGTACTCATCCGCCGCACGGCCAGTTTTAGCCTCCTCCTTGCCGTTCATAGGCTTACCCGTCAAGGGCTTGTTCACCGGGCGGTTCAGTTCTGCATCCAGTGCCTCCTGGCGTTCCAGGCGGGCAATCTCCTTGCCCAGGTCGGTGATTTCCTGCTCCATGCGGGTGTAGGCGGCATCATCCTCGGCAGACAGGATGCCTTTATCGTTTCTATGGGAATCCAAAAATGCCTTTGCGGCTTCCCAGGCTTTGGCGCGCTTCTCGCGCAGTTCAAGAATCGTCATTGTGGTATCCTCCTTTAATGTTTCAAAAGATTGAGCCGCTCGTAGAGACTGTCTACGGAGCGGCCCTTAGGTTTGGAATCTTCAATTTTCTTAGGATTGGTCCTGCACTTGGCTGCAATCCTATCCATGAGAGAGTTGACCACAGCCGCTTTGGAATAGAGCATGGACACCGCAGGCGGCTCCATGTCCTCCGGGATCTCCGCCCGTGCCAGGACATCATCGGCAAAGCCAAGCTCCACCGCCTTGTTCGCGTCCATCCAGGTTTCCGCGTCCATCAGATGGGACAGCTTGGTGCGGGACAGCCCGGTCTTGATCTCATAGGCGTTAATGATGGAATCCTTCACACTGCCAAGCATCTCGATGGCTTTCTGCATCTCTGCGGTGTCACCCATGGCCACCGTCATGGGATTGTGGATCATCATCATGGACACCGGGCTGACCAGAACTTTTGTACCAGCCATAGCGATCACGCTTGCCGCAGACGCTGCAATGCCATCGATTTTGACCGTGACATTATGCGGATAATCCATGAGCATATTGTAGATCTGGGCAGCCGCCACACAGTCCCCGCCTGGGCTGTTGATCCAGACCGTGATGTCTCCGCTTCCGCCCATCAGTTCCTCTTTGAAAAGCTGGGGTGTGACGTCATCGTCAAACCAGCTTTCCTCGGCGATGGTGCCGTTCAGGAACAGCGTCCGTTCCGCCGGAGCTGTCTCCGTCTCTGCCTGGTTCTTCCACTTCCAGAACTTCTTCATCGGGGTTTTCCTCCTTTCCGTCATTGCTCGTTTCGGTATTTGCAAAAGCCCCGGCGTTTCCAAGCGGGAGCATATTGCCATTGATCAGGTACAAGTCTCCGCCCTCCTCAGCAGGGATGCGGTCCATGTTCTCCAATTCCCGGATGTCGTTGGCGCTCATCCAGCCGTTCTGCCTTGCCGTAGCATAGCCGGTCATCCTGCTGGCATAATCGCCCCGGAGCAGCCCCTCCACGTTGAATTTGGCAAAATACCGTTTCTTTTCCTCCGGGGAAAAAAGCGTCCGCTGGATGGACTGCTCCCAGCGCACCAGCCAGGGTTCCAGCGTGTATTTCACGAACTCCAGCGACTGCTGCTCAATGTTGGAAAAGCTGGATTTTTCCAGGTCGCCCACCATGTGGGGCGGCACCCGGAAGATACGGGCGATCTCATTGATCTGGAACTTCCTTGTTTCCAGAAACTGCGCCTGTTCCGGGGAGATGCCGATGGGCGTGTACTTCATGCCCTCTTCCAGCACGGCAATCTTATTGCTGTTGCCGCTGCCGCCGAAGGTGGATTGCCAGCTTTCCCGGACACGCTGCGGGTCTTTGATCGTCCCCGGATGCTCCAGCACACCGCCAGGAGCTGCGCCGTTGGCAAAGAACTTTGCCCCGTATTCCTCACAGGCAATCGCCATGCCGATGGCGTTCTTTGCCATAGCGATGGGGGAATAGCCCACCAGCCCGTCAAAGCCAAGGCCGGGGATGTGCAGCACATCGGACGGATGCAGCCGGACAAGACTGCCTTTGACCGTAGGCGCGTCATCCATGCTGACGGTGTATTCGTAATAAAGCTGTCCCTTGCTGTCACGATCCACCGTCATCCGGTCCGGCATCAGGGGGTAGAGGGCAATCACCTCACCCTTGCCGTTGCGGATGATTTGTGCGTAAGCGTTGCCCCACAGGAGCAGATGAGTCATGAGCGTCTCCCGGAACACGAAGGAACTCATCTCCGGGTTCGGCTCGTCATGCAGCAGGAGATACAGCGGATGGTCCAGCGCCTTCTCCTTGCCGCCGTCCTCTTTGTAGCGATAGAGGTGAAGGGGAAGCCCCGCCACCGCCTCCGCCAGGATGCGGACGCAGGAGTACACCGCCGTCATCTGCATAGCGGAGCGTTCCGTCACCGCCTTGCCGGAGGTGGTGCTGCCAAAATAGAACGCATAGCCGCTCCCGGTGGTGCGGTCCTGGGGCTTATCCCTGGAACGGAAAAGCCCGGAAAAGATACCCATATCGAATCACCGTCCTTTCAGATAAACAAAAGGCCCCGGCTGTCATAAACCGAAGCTCCCGTATCATTCCCACAGCGGATTGCCCGGTCAAGCCCCATGATGGTGGCGATTGCACCGTCAATCTTCTCTGTGGATTTTTCCTTGTCCGCCTTGATGTTGCCGGCCGGGTCGGTGCGGATGAAGATGTTGTCCATCATCCAGCGCAGCACCGGGTGGCCTCCGTGGGCGATTTTCTCCTCCAGTACCAGTTTCATCAGTTCCTTGGTAGGAGGACTCATATCCTTAAAGCCCTGTCCAAAGGGAACTACTGTGAAGCCCATGCCCTCCAGGTTCTGCACCATCTGCACAGCGCCCCAACGGTCGAAGGCGATCTCTCTAATATTGAACCGCTCACCCAACTGCTCGATGAATTTCTCAATGTAGCCGTAGTGGACCACGTTGCCCTCAGTGGTCATCAACACGCCCTGGCGCTCCCACAGGTCGTAGGGAACATGATCCCTGCGGACACGAAGGTCAAGTGTTTCCTCCGGTATCCAGAAGTATGGCAGGACATAGTATTTATCCTCCTCATCCAGCGGCGGGAACACCAGCACAAAGGCCGTGATGTCCGTGGTGGAGGACAAGTCCAGCCCGCCGTAGCAGATGCGGCCTTCCAAATCGTCCTCGGAAACCGGGAACGCGCAGGCGTCCCACTTGTCCATCGGCATCCAACGGACAGACTGTTTCACCCACTGATTGAGCCTTAGCTGCCGGAAAGCGTTCTCCTCGCCAGGATTCTGCCGGGCGGATTCACAGGCTGCCCTGACCTTGTCGATCCCCACCGTGATGCCCAGGGAAGGATTTGCCTTCTTCCAGACCTTGGGGTCTGTCCAGTCCTCATTCTCGGCAGCACCGTAAATGACCGAATAAAAGGTAGGATCAACCTTCCGTCCCTCTGCGATGTCAATGGCTTTCTGGTGTACCTCATAGCAGATGGAGTTGGTATCGTTGCCGGCCGTGGTGATCAGAAAGTAAAGCGGCTGCATCCGGGCGTCCCCGGAGCCCTGGAGCATGACGTCAAAGAGTTTCCGGTTAGGCTGGGTATGCAGCTCATCGAAGATTACGCCGTGGGTATTAAAGCCATGCTTGTTCGCCACATCCGCCGAAAGCACCTGGTAGGAGCTGTTGGTGGGAAGGTAGGTGATCTTCTTCTGGGATTCCAGGATCTTTACCCGCTTGGAAAGCGCCGGACAGAACCGCACCATATCCACCGCCACATCAAACACGATCTTTGCCTGGTTGCGGTCAGCGGCGCAGCCATACACCTCAGCCCGTTCCTCGCCGTCCCCACAGAGAAGCAGGAGCGCCACGGCGGCGGCAAGCTCCGATTTGCCCTGTTTCTTGGGGATCTCGATATATGCTGTATTAAACTGACGGTAGCCATTGGGCTTTAACACGCCGAACAGGTCGCGGATGATCTGTTCCTGCCAGTCAATCAGTTCAAAGGGTTTTCCCGCCCAGGTGCCCTTGGTGTGGCAGAGGGACTCGATGAACATGACCGCATAGTCGGCGGCGTCCTTATCATAGTGCGAGGTCTTCGCCATGAACTTGGTAGGCTTGTATTTCTTCAGTTTTCGCATAGACACCACCTCCCAAATGGCATAAAAAATAGCCGCATCGCTGCGACTTCCAAAATGGTTCTGTACGAGAGAAAGAGCCGTGCGGCTCGATCTCAGGTTATTATGTTCTTTTATTTACTGCTGCATCGCCCAAGCGATGGCGTGGCCATCATCCTCAAACTCAACCCCGCTGGCTGCTCTCAGCCCGATCATACCTTCGCAGGTGTGGTCATCGGTAAGGAACTCGTATGCCGCGCCGAAGCAGCAGGGCTTGTTTCTCCCGTTGTAGTAGTATCCGGCAAGGAGAACCTTATCTCCAAAAGTCAACGTCTTGCCGTCCATGCCGGAGAACC